ACGCAATGCGGCTTGGCATGGCGCAGGGCGATACATCGGCGCAGCTTATCCAGCGGATACGCGGCGGAACACGCAACGGTGAGCCTGTGATGGGCTTCATGGATATATCGCGGCGCAACGCTGACAGCCTTGTCAGATCGGCAACGCAGGCGGTTTCGGCATCGGCGCGGGATCAGACATACACGGCAAACGCGGATATTCTCAAAGGCGTGATGTGGACGGCGACACTAGACAGCCGCACGACGCTGCAATGCGCCACCCGCGACAGGCTTTTATACACGGTTGAGGGCAAGGAGCCGATTGACCACGATCTGCCGTGGGAGAGCGGGCCGGGGAATTTGCATTGGGGTTGCCGCTCATCGTCAACGCCAGTGACAAAGAGTTTCCGCGAGTTGGGCATTGATGTTGACGACCTGCCACCCGGCAAGCGTGCCAGCATTGACGGACAAGTGCCACAGGACACGACTTTTGAGGCGTGGCTATCCAAGCAAGGCAAAGAACGCCAAGAGGATGTGCTGGGTGCAGGCCGCGCGGAGTTATTCCGGGACGGCAAGATCGGCTTGCGCGACATGCTGGACCAGAACGGTCGCGAGTTGACGCTCAAGGAACTACGGGCGCGGATTTAATTGCGCCGGAGGTATTCGCGGTGTATGATCGGCAGATAGAAGCGGCGTTTATGCTGGGCTATTTGATGGGGATGATGAGATGAACCGCAACACGCTAACTGTCTCCGCATGGCCTCCGCACCAAGCCTATGAGGAAGTGACGCACCACAATGACGGCACCAAAACGCGGTATATCCGTCATTGGGTGTTTGGCTGGTTGATATGGGACACGTTTCCAAAACCCTAAACCACCCCCGACAATTCAACGAAGGGACGATGATATGAGCCTTAAACGCACAATTTATGTCGTAGCAAAAATTCCAGAGCCGATCAAGGTTGATGCAAACGGCAATCCAACTGAAGCTGGGTACTATTATAAGAATGGTGACGGCCCTCTAATGCGTGCTGTACCTGCGTCTGATCGACCAGCCGACTAACCCACCCCGACAATTCAACGAAACACCGCATCCGTGCGGCCTAAGCGCGTGGAAGGAACCACCATGAGCGACTTTATAGACGGCGTAATGGAAGAAACGACAAGCGAGATGCTTGAGCTTGAAACGCTACAACTCGTTCTCGAAACGAGTGGGCTTGATCAGGCAACCGAAATGATGGAGCGGCTGGCGGTTGCTACTGAGCGCGTATGTGCGGCACTCGCAAAGATGGGCGATCAGAAGCACGGCGGCATTTACATCAGTTCGGTCGGAGGGTTGACGGAAGTTGACGTGAAGCCCGCGCCATGAGCACTCCATCAATTCACCCCGACGATTTGGCGCAAAAGGTTCTGGACCTACTTGCCGAGCACGGGGCCGCACTTCACTCAATCGACTTCGAAACGTACAACGGTGGAAGTTTCGGGGGCAGGCATAACTATTCTTGCTTCACCATGACCAATTATCTCGCTGGCAAGATCGTCTCGAATTTCGAACGCGCCTAGAGCCTAAACCAACACAGAACCAAACGACACGGCCCTGCATCATGCGGGGTTTTAACCGTTGGCGGGAAGCCAACACCACATGACGGGAAGTCACACCATGAAAATCGAAGTCACCGACGCCACATCCCTTCCTGAATGGCTGCAAGGCCACGTCAAAGAGGGCAATCTTGATCTAGGCGCACTGCCTGCACCAGAGGACGTAACGGGCCTCAAAACCGCGTTGGTCAAAGAGCGCGAGAACGCAGCGGCCTATTCCAAATTCGGCAAGCCTGACGAAATCGCGGCGAAGATCTCCGACCTTGAGGAAAAGGCCAAAGGGACAGGCAAGGGCGCGGAGGATGCACAGGCCAAACTAGACGCGATGAAAATGGACTACGAAGCCAAGCTGACCGAGCGGGACACGCGGTTTCAGTCGCTAATGACGCAGCGCACGCAATCGGATCTCAAGGCGGAATTGGCGAAAGCTGGCGTTGTGCCGGAAGGGCTGGACATGCTGGCGACCTTCGCATCGCAGCGCATTCAATTCCACGATGACGGCACTCTGAAGGTGCTTTCAGTCGATGGTAAGCCAATGATCGGCAGCGGTGCAGATCATGGCGCAACACTTTCTGATCTTGCCAAGGAATTGGCGGGGTCAATGCCGTATCTCGTAAAAGATGCGGGAACAGGCGGGGGCGGGAAGCCACCCAACTCGAACGGCGGGAAGCCAGACAAACCAACCGTTACGCGGGCGCAATGGGACCAGATGGACCAAGGCGAGCGCATGGCGCATTCCAAAACTGGCGGCAAAGTCAAAGACTGACCGCGCATTTATGAAAGGTTCCCATCATGGCGAACGTTCTTACAGATCTCGCAGCGGACATCTACAAAGCCGCTGATATTGTTGGCCGCGAGCAAGTCGGCCTTATCCCTTCGGTGCTGATTAACGCAGGCTCCGAGCGGGCCGCTTTCGGTGATACCGTGCGCTCGCACGTTACCCAAAAGGCAACGGTGAACAACACTTATACTCCGTCGATGACCATCCCCGAGGGTGATGACCAGACAGTCGGCAACAAGACTATGACCATCGACAAGGTGGCCAACGTCCAGATTCCGTGGACTGGCGAAGACATTTTGCACGTCAACAACGGCTCCGGTTATGAGACGATCTGGGGCGATCAGATTGCTCAGGCCATGCGTGCAATCACCAACCAGATCGAGGGCGACTTGTGGTCCGAGATATACACCAACGCATCCCGCGCGCACGGCACCGCAGGCACCACGCCTTTCGGTTCCAACTTCGATGAGGTCGCGGAAATCCGTCAAATCCTCGTCGATAATGGCGCACCGATGGACGGGCAGGTCACGCTGGCCTTGAACACAGCAGCAGGAACCAAGCTGCGTAATCTCGCACAGTTGCAAAAGGCTAACGAGGCAGGCGGCACGCAGCTCTTGCGTCAGGGCGCTTTGCTGGACCTGCAAGGCATCATGTTCAAGGAATCGGCGGGCATTGGCCTTCACGCCAAAGGCACCGCAGCCAGCGCGCTTACAAACGCCGTGCTTGCGGTCGGTGACACGACACTGGCGTTCGACACGTCCACAGCGGGCGCGACGGGCTTTAAGGTCGGCGACGTAATTACCTTCGCGGCTGACACTACGAACAAGTACGTCGTTACAGGCGGTACGGGCCTCACAAGCGCGGCGGGTAATATCACTATTGCCGGACCCGGCATCCGCAGCGCAATCCCTGAGAACAACGCCATCACGGTTGCAGCAAGCTACACTGGCAACGTGGCCTTCCATCGCAATGCGGTTGAGCTTGTGGCGCGTCCACCTGCACAGCCACAGGGCGGCGATGCTGCTGTTGACCGCATGACTGTGCAAGACCCCTTCTCCGGTCTGGTCTACGAAATGGCGGTCTATAAGGGCTACGGAAAGTCGATGTTCGACGTGACCACCTTCTATGGTGCGAAGGCGTGGAAAGAGGACTTCATCGCAACGCTGCTGGGCTAATCTTTCTGAGGGGGCGGGTTTCGGCTCGCCCCTTTTCTCAAGATTAGAGGTGACACATGGCACTAGACACAACACTATCCGGCGAGACTGCTGACAGCTACGTCACGCTTGCCGAGTATCAGGCGCAAGCGGCGGCTTTCGGCTGGACGCTTGGCGCTGATGATACTGCAGACGAGGTAAACCTGCGGCGCGCAGCGGTTGCGCTCGACGTGACCTATACGTGGCGCGGCGTGATCGTGGCAGAGTTTCAGGCGCGTGAATGGCCGCGATACACAGCCGAGGGCTATGGCTACGGGTTCGGCCCGCTTGGCACCCTGCGCGACTACCCGATACGCTCCGACCGCATCCCGCGCGAAATCAAGGACGCGCAGATGGAAATGGCGTATCTTATCCAGAACGGGGCCGACCCGCTGGCGACAGTCGATGGCCTTGTGAAGATGAAGCGCGAAAAGCTGGACGTGCTGGAGGAGCAAACCGAGTATTTCGGGGGGCAAGGTAAGCCACGGTATCCGGCTGTTGATCGTTTGGTTCGCCGCTACATCACAGGCGGGCCGGGTCAGGCCACGATGATGCGCGGATGAGCACGCCATACACACGTGGCGCGGCCCTAGCCGACCGCATACTTGGCAGCGACAAAGGCGAGACAGGGGCCATACGGCGCACCACAGTGACCGGAGGGGGGCCAAGCGACCCGACAGGAGGCACAACCGTTGAATCTGACTACCCTTGCCGCCTAGCTGCATTTCCGGTGGCTCAACGGGACATTGACGGGACACTGGTCAAGGCTGGCGACTTTCGCGTTCTTGTGGCGACGGGCGGGCTGGACATAACGCCGACCACAACAGACTTGATCGTCACAAGCAACGGCCTGCTGACCATCATTGACGCGGGGCGGTTCGCTCCGGCTGGCACGGTTACGCATTACAAAATGATCGGGCGCAAGTAATGGCGAGTTTTGCCGACCAGATCCGCGCCTTTGACAAAAAGACCGAAGCCAAGATGGAAAAGGCCGCGCGCAAGATTGCAGTGGATGCGTTTAGCGCCGTGATTGCCGAAAGCCCGGTGGATACGGGCAGGCTTCGCAGTAATTGGCAGGTGGCAATCGGGTCCGCTCCGTCTGGCGTTATCGGGGGCGATAGTTTCGATGACACGCCAAAGGAAAGTTTCAGCAAGCAAAAAGGCGACGATCAAGCGGTCGCGGCTGGAAATTTGAAGCTAGGTGACACGGCATTCCTTGCGAATAATTTGCCCTATGCACGCCGCCTGATGAATGACGGATGGTCAGTGCAAGCACCGACAGGAAGTTTCGACCTAGTGGTGCAAAGGTTCCAAGCCATTGCTGATAAAGTCATTGCAGAAGTAGGGCGTGAATAATGGGCGTTGAGACAGACATTCACGCGGCGCTCATGGCGCGGGTTGAGACAATCCCCACGGCGCTGCCTATGAGCCTGCCGGGTGTTTCATTCACGCCACCAGAGGGCGACTATATCCGCGTTACGCACCGCCGCAATGAGGCAGAGCGCAAGGGCCTGCTAGGCCGCAACGGCATGGACCATATGGGCATCCTGTATATCGACTTATTCCGCCGCGTGACCGCAAGCACATGGCAAGTCACATCGGACGCCATTGCTGACACCGTTGCCGCGCACTTCCCGCTGGATCTGCGGTTGAGCCGCAACACAACGCGGCTGATCGTTTACAAGACGGTATTAGGCGACAGCGAAACGGATCTTGGCGGCACTCACTTTCGCGTGCAGATCAAGGTTTTTTACAACACCCTTTAAGGAGGCCGTCATGGCAAAGAAGAAAACCGCTCCGGCGGCGCAAGAAGATGTTGAGCCGACCAAGGCCGCAACGCCTAAGCGCGCAACTCTGAAAAACACCAAAGCCGGAAACGGCGCTATCGGCGCAATCGCGCGCCCGTTGCAAAAAGACGCAGCCGCATGGCGCGCAATCGGCTGGATCGACGCCGAGTAAGTTTGCCCCGCCTGCGGGCTACCCCAATGGGTGAACGGTAGGCAATCCACACAACTCTGGACAGACAACACCCGCTCAGGCGGGCCTGTCCGTTTCGCCATGAAAGGAATATACTTTGGCAACCC